GATTTGAAGAAGTTTATATTTGGCACCACACAATGCTTTTAACGAACACCCACCCACTTCCCACCTTTTTCTTTCTCCCCCCATCACAATATATGAATACTAATTCGCATTTTTCAAGTAAATAGATATATTGTTTTTGATGTTTATTTTCATATAAAATCTGCGTTGTAAATGTGTCATTATTTAATCCGCGAGATGGAATAATTATCAACCATTTCCTTCTCTCTACCATGGATTAATATCTATCCTACACTTATTATTTAGAGACATACGCTTTATTTATGTAACGATATGAAATACAAATTTCGCAATATTTTATGCACCCAATGTAAATATTTATTAAGAGAACATGTTCCTATTTTCTATGCCGAGGGCAAACCGCATTGTTGTGAATATTGCCAGACCGTCACTATTCAAAAGGTTATTAGTCGGGATATACCCCTCGCCAAACCAGGCTTATGGGATATATTTTTTAATATATCTCATTATATTAAATGACTTCTGCTAAATTACTATTCCAGAATTGTACCAATAATATGCCTCCCAAACAGACGACCTCTTTTCACCCGAGTTCTCTATGTTTTGATAAGGATTTTATCCATATTACACGTCCTTTCTCCAATCTCTGTAGATGCCCCAATGGGCTATCGGGATTCACATACACCGGTTCCAAGGACGATTGTCGTTGTTATCCCAAACTTCCCGAACACTTTACATTCTTTGATAACTTTGCGGGAGATGTTATCCTTGAAAAAGTTATACTCATAAGGACTATTATTATCGTTATTCTTCTTATCCCTCTCATTCATTCGTTTAGTAAAATGAAAATGGATACCGTTTATTTTGCCAATAAAGGTTATGAAATTGGTAATCGTCGGCTGGTGCCGGGTTTGTTTGGCATTCTATTTATATATACACTATACTTACTTTACGGATATTTTAAGTCTATATGATATAGATAATATATATAAACCTGTATTATGAAATAATGTAAATAATTATGTTATTTAATAAAATAAAGAACATAAAACTGAATCAAAAGAATACTCTCTCTAAATTACTTCCACGTCATCCCAACAAGATATTAATACATAAAGGTCATTCGGCGAGTGTTTACAAAAATCATAATGTAGTTATTAAAAGTATACCTATCTCTAATTATCGATTTAATAATGAATATCATACTCTAATGCTATTAAATAATAAGTATATTATTAAACCCATGGATTGTTACGATGAAGACCATAAATTAAATATAGTCTATCCATATCATAAACTTGGTGACCTTTATTCATTCATTGATAGGTACAAAGATTCGTTGGTTGAAACCGAACTACTGGTCATTATGAAAAAGATTATTCAGCCAATATTATATCTACACTATAATAACTACGTTCATCTGGATTTAAAATTAGAGAACATATTAATCGCTTATAATAATTATAATAAATATAAGGTACAAGATAATAATATCAAATATATGATTAACAATAATTTCGTTCTAATTGACTTCGAATTCTCCCGAAAACTCGTTCCGGATTATTATGAATTACATCATACTAAATATAAGAGTTGTACGGAATTATATAAACCCCCCCAGATAGATGATAATAAGATTGGGTTTACCAGCGATATTTATTGTATTGGAGTAATGTTCTTTATTTTAAAAAATAAAAGACTGCCAAATGACGGTGATTTTAAATCTCAACCTCAATTAAAGTTATATCCGGATTTGGATGAGATGATTTTTTCTATGTTAGAAAAAAATCATCTTTATAGACCAACGATTTATGAAATTGATTCCTTTATTGATAAATATATTGACCGCAAACACAGTTAATACCACGAACTATTCCTATAACTTTCCGTCTCCAAGAAATTATCACAATTTATCTTCTCAAACTCTTCTTCTAATTCGTTATCATCCATTATATCCGCATCATTGTTTTTATTATCTACTTCTTGGTTTATATCTTCGATGTCGTTATTTTTATTTACAGATGATGGTATTTCGTTATTATACAAAGGATGGGTTGATTTTTCCTTTTTATACCGATTATATTCTCTCATTTCATCCATTGTTTCATCCGTGATTTCATCCATTGTTTCATCCGTGGTTTCATCCGTGGTTTCATCCGTTGGTTCATCAATGGTTTCGTGGATCGATTTGTCGAACACGTCCGTTTCTTTATCAACGGTCTTACAATTTGCGACAATTTCGAATACACGAGTTGTAAAAAATACAAGACTTACTGCCCCGATAGCAGATATGGCCCATTTTCCGTACTCATTGGTGGATTCCATGATTTAATATATGATAATATTAAATTACTTTAGATATTATAAAAATGCGTTTGAATTTTTTCTTTTTATCTAAAGTATATCCATCACAAACCCTTTTAGGAATTAAATCATATTGTAAGCATTTTAAAACTTGTCTCAATAAATTTATTAATGGATTGCGCTGATTATATACCGCGTTACCCTGTAAAGAAGTCATGGAGGATGATGAAAATATCTTTCTAAAAATAGGTATATGTTTTATGCAGTCCTCATATATTTTTAAGTCTAGTAATTGTTCGCGATAAATAATATAACCATCTAAATCATTTATCTCGGTTATATCTAAGCCAACGTCAGAGAAAAAAGGCATAAATAAATTTACATCATCCAAATCAATCATTTTATTATAATAAAAGGTGTTTATTATTTATTTACTATTTTGCTTTTTTTATTCTATTTTTTTTAATCCGTTCTTTTCTTGTTACTTTTTTCCCCAAAGTTTTCATTAATTCCTTTTCTCGTTTGTAAAGCTCTAAATTCTTCATCGACCAAACATACAGCATTTTATGATTATCCATTTAATTATTCTGTGAGGATAATTATGTCTCAATTTTATGTCAAATTTTCGTTAGAATAGTAAAGTATATTTTGATGGATACAAAATTGTAGGAGGCTCTTTCATATTGCGTATTCTGTCGCGATTATCGTTTTTTTTAAAATCATATATATTACCGGTCGGCGTTGGTATTTTCTGTTTTATTTTATTATTTATAATCCCGTTGGTAAACAAATATAACTTATCGCCAATTAATTTAATATTTAGTCTGTTACTCAAACTCTTCGATATCATTTTATAATAGATTATAATATTATATATCTAGTCAATTTAATTTCCTTATTGTATTACTTTTATTATTTATTTGTCGTAAAATTGATATTAGTCTTATGATGATAAACTCGTCATAAATCATGAGCACCAACCGATGCGATACGCTTAGGTGTATGGCAATCGATAAGAAACGAATTGTTATTCAAACCAGGTCTGACTCGATGGACGATTGTGTTATCTGTATGGATAGTTTGAAGAATAGCACCACATATTGTACCCCTTGTGGGCATACATATCACAAGAAGTGTTTCGTCGAACACTCGAATAGCACGCACGAATCGTGTTATTCGTGTCCGATGTGTCGGGGAGATTTACTTTTAAATTTAACACATATTTTACACAGTAAAAAATGTAAATGTAGACAATGTGAGATACGTCTGGCTGGAAGAACAGATTCGCAATTCGAGGGTGTGGGGTGTCGGTCAATATCGTCGAATATGAATGAGATAACTTATGCGTCAATGCCGGAACTTAGATTCAGATATAGTGAACGTAGATATATAGATCTATATAGTGGCGTGAATGTAGTGGATACCGAATTCGACGCGCCGATAGGAAGTGATATTGAAATTCAAAATGAGGTAATTGAAGATATAGATACTCCAAATATTGATTTTCCAAATATTGATTTTCCAAATATTGATTTTCCAAATATTGAAAATGACTCATTCGGTATTATTAATAATGATGATCCAAATATTGAAAATGACTCATTCGGTATTATTAATAATGATGATCCAAATATATTGAATGAACCAATTAGCGACGAGACATATAGACAAATGTTTAATAATGTAAACCCGAATGATTTACAAGGTCAGGTTGGTATAGCGATTGAGGTTAATCAAGAAAATTATATTGTAACGGCTCAAGAGGGATGGGCGCGAGTCGATCAAGGCGACGATAGACAAATGTTTAATAATGTAAACCCGGTTGATTTACAAATCCAGGTAGATATACCAATAGAAGTTAATCGAGAAAATTATATAGAAAATTATATAGATGCGCCATATTTAAGCAATGAGACAGGTAGCGACGAGACGGGTAGTGATGACGACGATAATGTGTTGGACATGTCTCCGGGTGTAGAGATGGATGTATAGGGTAAAGGAGTTTCAAAATTAATTAGAATATATGGACTTATAATAATAATTTTTTCTTTCAATATCAATTTGAATTTCATAAAGCCTGACGAGTTCACGAATCACAAAGGTTACATTTGGGTTAGACTCTATCATTTTTTCGAGTAGTCTTTTAGAGTAATCTATATCGTCGAGATTATATTGACATTTTAATTTTAAAAAGTGTATTTTACATTCTTCGCGAAGTTGTTTTTTTCTCCAACAAGAGATAAGTCTTTTCCAGTGAGAATAAACGACCTCGGTGACGGCGACGTGTAATGCGGAGAGAGGATAAAATATTATTTTATTGGTTACCGGTTCCATATAATTATATAAAATAGTAATATAATTATATCATTTTTAGCGGGGGTTATTTCTAACCAATCGCGGGGTCTGTTGCGAACGTAGGGGGGGCTTTATAATGGTAATATATTTACGCTAAAGGTTTTTTTGATTTCATAGTATATTATACATATTTAATGTTGTTGTAAATATCTTCTCCAAATAACGAGGCATTGGTATCGGGGGTCATTTCCCAAGATTCATCTGTGTCGTCCGTGTTTCTAGGATTATCAATATCTAAATAATCGTGAGAGGCTCCATATATCGTGCCCGGTGAATGATGATAGCTTGTATCGGGTGAAGAAGGATAGCTTGTATCGGGAGAATGATGATAGCTTGTATCGGGAGAAGGGGGGGTAGTATCGGGTGAAGAAGGATAGCTTGTATCGGGAGAATGATGATAGCTTGTATCGGGAGAAGGTGGGGGTGTAGTATCTGGGGGGTGAGAATCGTATATAGGGTCGGGTTCATAGTCGATGGGGCTATATTTAACGTATGATTTAGAACCGGGTGGGATAAGCGTGTCGGTTTCAATCCGGGCGGGTGATCGGGTTTTAGCAAGAGTTGCGGTATAGGATGGTCCATATAAGAGTTCGTGGTCACAACATCCACAGAACATCATTTTGAATAATTGTAGAATAGTCATTTAATAGATAATAATATTTAATTTTTAAATATGGTAAATATATATATATATGGCTCCGACAAGATTGGTGGTAAGTAAACAATATACGGATGAAGAGATGATATCCAAATATCAAAATACGTATGTAAAATCTAAACAAATTAAATCAATAATAAGGTGTGATACAGATGTATATACTGACACGGGTGAGTTATTATTAAGATTTAGAAAGAAAAAGTTATCCCAGGAGTATATAAATGATTATTATGATGCGTTAGCAGAATTTACGGTAGCACATCCAACAACGAATAGGGGAAATACGTCGGGTTGTGAAGATAAACATATATCGACAAATGATAAGAAGTGTTCCTCAATAATGGGGTATTTTGATAGATGGGGTCCAAAACAGAAATATAGTTTAAAGAATATGGGGATCAAGTTATCGTCGCTTCCTGAGGTGAGGGAGACATTTTTTAATGCGACAAGACCGGAAGATTATAAAAAGACAATACCATTGGTAACAGAGATAGATAAAATGTATAAGTGCCTCATGCCCAATAATTATGCTAAACAATATAAAAAGGCGAGGCAAACCAGATTCCGGATAGGCAAGACATCGTTTACAACGGTTACAACGAATATTAATTTTCGTACAACAATTCACAGAGATAAGGGGGATGACGAGGAAGGTTTTGGCAATTTATCGGTGATAGAAAGGGGCGAATATACGGGAGGAGAA